TTGTGAAAAAACGAGTGCCAAAATTTAAGGGGGGATTATATGGCAGGAAGACCAAGAAAATCAGATGCCTTGAAAGCACAACAAGGTACTTTAAGAAAATCACGGATAAATAAAAATGAAATTAGGGTTGAGGCTTTAAAAAAAATGCCTGAACCTCCGAAACACTTTGGGCAAGAAATAAAAGATATTTGGTTTAACTCTGGAAATGAGTTGATTGATAAAGGTGTGCTGACTGCAATTGATTTACCAGCATTTTCGAGGTATTGCCAGCATTATCATTTTTATAATTTGCATACTGAGTATTTAAATGACGAAAGCACTACTGCACAGGATTATTATAAAGTTTTGTCTATTTCTAAGTATTTGACTGATTTTGAAACAAACTTTGGATTGAATCCTCGGGGGCGTGCTAATATGAATATTGTCTCAAAAGTTACGATTAGTCCGTTGAAGGCTAAAATAGAAGCGTCTCGTTTAAAAAAGGTTTCTTAATATGAAATATGACAAATCTATTAAACTTATTGAAGATAAAATATTGAATGGGGCTATTCCTGCTGGGCAGTTGTTGAAGGATTGTGTGATTAGGCATAGGCGAGATTTGGAGACTGGGAAGGAACGAGGGATTTATTTTGACCATGAAAAAGGTATTGATGTTGTTAGGTTTGCGGAGTTGCTGAATGATTTTAAGAATGAGCCTGCTACATTGTTTTGGTGGCAAAAGTTAGAGTATTATTATTTTTTTGGTTGGCGTAGAGCTGATACTAAAGGCAGAAGATTTAGGACGATGTACTGCTCCATGGCTCGGAAAAACCAAAAAACCTTGACAAGAGTACCAAAGATTTTTTACCATGGCTTGGTGGAGGATAATTATAATCCTGAGGTTTATATTGTTGCTAATAAGGAAGACCAGGCTAAAATCTGTTTTTCTGACGTTAAGACAATTTTAGATTATAATGAGGATTTACAGAGTTATTTTAGAAAAACATCTGAGGTAATTTACTCGATAGAAGACCAGAGCAAGATTAGTTTTTTGACATCTAACCCGAAAACTGCCGATGGTACAAGGCCGACTTATGGAATTATTGACGAGTACCATGAGTTTGAAACTGATGATATGCCCAATGTGCTTCGCTCGGGTATGATTAACAGGCGTGAAAAGATTTTGGAGTATATTACTACCAGAGGGTTTGACAAAAGTAAACCGTGCTATGTGAATGAGCAAAATCTTTATATTCCAATTGTAAAGGGGATTATTGAAAATGATTCGATTTTTGTTTTGATTTTTTCGCCTGATGATGAGGATGATATATTTGACCCAAAGACATGGTATAAGGGCAACCCTAACCTTGGGATAACTATACCAGTAAAGGATTTTAAAGAAGATTTGATAAATGCCTTTCAAAAAGGTGAGCAAAGTTTTGTGGAGTTTAAGACTAAAAACCTAAATATTTGGGTTGATGCTCCAACAATTGTAATTAGCGATGAGGATTGGATGTCGAATTGTAATAAGGAATTACAACTGAGTGAGTTTTATGGGAAGGAGTGTTATGCTGGCTTTGACATGGCTATGACTGATGATATTGCAGCTCTTTGTTTGATTTTTCCTAATTCTTCAAGAAAAGACTATGATAGGCGTGTTGATTATGAGGCCAATGTAAGTTTTACGGTTTTTTGGTGGTTTTGGATTACTGAGGATTCGCTTAAAAAATGCGAAGCTTCTGGAGTTTTTGAAATGAAAGACTGGGTAAAAAAGGGATTTATTACGGTTGTTGAAGGTAATTACCACTCTCACGTGCAGATACAGGAACAGATTTTGGAATTGAATACGCTTTTTAATATAAAAGCCTTTGGTTTTGACCCTTTTAACATTGGTAGTATTGCAGAGGCTTGCCACAATGAAGGAATAAGGATAAAAGAAGTTGTGCAGAAATCGTTTATAAATGGCGGTGTGGAGGTGCGGAACGGTGGCGATAGAATTAACCTAAATGTAGGTTTAAGCCCTGTAATTGTCTGGTTTAAGCTATTGATTGACAAGAAACGATTGAACCATAACGGTAACCCTGTGATACGGTGGATGATACGGAATTTGAAACAAACGATTGATAGAAATAATAATCTTTGGTTTCAGAAAAACGATTTGAAACGTACTTATAAAATAGATGGTGTGAGTGCTTGTTTGGATGGGTTGGCCATCGTAATGTTTGAAGAGGAAGAGAAAGTTATTAGACTTAGACCACTTGGATAAAATGAAGAAGCTAAAAACACCACAAGAGTATTTTTCTGATTTAGTTAGTGAAAATCGTGCAAAAATGAAATTGCCTGATGCTTTTGATGATGCTCGACAAAAGTTTGAGCAGGAAAAAGGTTTGGCCGCTCCGTATTCTGATTCTGATTCTTTTAGAAATTCAAGAAAACATAAAAAATGAAAAAATTAGATATAGTTAAAGAAATACCACAAAAAAAAGCATCTTTAGCCTATATGCCTAATACCACGGCTTCTGAGGTTGCAAGATTAATTAAAAAAGATATTAGAATAATTGGGCTTACAAGAGGACAATTTTCATTAATTGATTTGATTTACTCAATCTTACAAAATATAGGTAGTTCAGATGTTATTTGTGCTACATGGTCGGCTGGAATAAAAGATGCAAATACGGTAAAATGGATGGTTGATAGCAATTTAATAAAATCATTTTTGCTTGTTACAGATCATTCCTATGTTACTCGACAATCAAAATACGCATTGCAATTGACTGAATTATTTGGGAAGGAAAATATTAGAACCTCTGAACTTCACGCCAAGTTTTGTTTAATTGCTAATGATAATTATAAAGTTGTTATTAGAACTTCAATGAATTTGAATGCTAATAGGACTTGTGAAAGTTTTGAAATTGACGAATCAACTGAAATTTATGATTTTTATAAAGATTTTATAACTCAAACTTTTGGAGAAATGCCAGTTGGATTTACTCCAGATTCATCAATTGTCAATAGGTCATTAGACAGAATATTTAATAATTTAAAAAACCAATTCGATTGGTTATCAAATGAATAAATTAACAGAAGAACAAAGTATGATGCTGCAAAATATGGGTGCATTAGGCTATCCAGTTTCAAAAATATGTAGTATTATGTCTTTTGAGAGAGAGACTTTCGAAAAAGAATTTAGAAATGAAAATTCTGAAATAAAAAAATTATATAACAAAGGTGTGGATTATAGTGGCTATTTGATTGATTTAAAGTTATTTGAAATGGCTAAGTCGGGAGATATTAAAGCCATTAATAAATTGGACGAACGAAAAAAGCAGGTTAAGAATAAATAATTAAATTATTCATTTTCAAAAATACTTGGATTAAAATCTGGGTCTTTTTCAATTTCACGTTCACGCTCCATTTCATAATTTACAATTGCTAATTTGAGCCATCTTGGAAAGTCTTGTGATTTACTACTTATTACGGTTCTGACAGAGCCATAACTATTTCCAGTTATTTCTGATATATCTTCCAAAGTATATCCATAAAAATCTTTCATGCTTTTAAATCTTTGTTTCCAACTTATTGTGTTATCTTGCATAGTCTTATTTATTAAGCCCCCAAAGTTAATAGAGCAACCGAGGGGGCTTTTTTTATTAAATATTGATAGTTGCGATTCTTTCTTCAAAATCGGTAACATGGAAAGGATTATTAAAATCTTCATTATTCCAATATACCCCTGTATTTCCAACACCTTCAGGTGATTTTTGTTTTACTTCAATGTGAGTTTCATCAAGATATTCATTGTAAGTTGAATCTTGCGACATCCAAACATAATGACCATCTTTTGAAACCCAAAAAATGTTTGCTGATTCATCAATAAACATTTTAACTTTTGTTGATTCTTTAATTTCTGTGAATAATTTTTCAGATAATAACATTGTCTTATTTATTTAGCAAACCGCTTTGTTGCTGTTTGATGATATAAAGATAATGCTTTTTATTGGAATGTCAATATATATTGACAATTATTTTTATAAATATTTAAAAATATATTGTTGAGTGCAAACAAATATTAAAAAGAAGCAAAATATAGATCATAAAAAAAACGGAAAAAACTTCCGTGTTGAAGCCCTTAAAAAGTTGGAAATTTGAATATTCCAATTATTTAAGGCTTTTTATGAATATTTTCCATCGATTAGGAAATTTTGCAGAGAATTTCGGTAATTTATTTGCCGAGAATCGCTCGACGTCTTCTATTAGGTACAATGGAAATAATATTGATAATTGGGACGAATTAACGGGTACATCCTCCTATACAAATGCTGGCATAACTATTAGCCCAGCCAATGCAGACTGCTTTACGGCGGTTTATTCTGCAAAAAAAATCATTTCTGAAAGTATTGCAAACTTGCCGTTGCGGTTGATGAAACGCCAAGATGGTAGAACTACCGAAGCAACAGATCATAATTTGTATGAAATGTTAATGAAAGAACCCAACGATTTTATGACTTGGTTTACTTTCAAAGAAACCCTTGTAAACAATGCCCTAACTTGGGGTAATGGCTTTGCACGGATTTTTAGAAATGGGGCTGGCCAGCCGATACAACTACAAATATTAGAAAACTTTGAATGTACACCTTACTACCTAAAGCAGCCATCGGGCGAAACGCTGTATTATTATGTCTTTGGGCAATTGGTAGAAAAGCGAGACATGATTCATATTACTTGCATTGGTAGCAATGGTATTATTGGTAAAAGTCCGATCAGTATTGCGAGTGAGAGTATTGCGTTGGGTATTCAGGCACAGAACACGATGTCGAAGTTTTATAAAGGTAATCTTAAATCTAAGGCGGTGTTTTCTACACAAGGCGAACTAAGTGACTCCGCTTATGACCGTTTGAATCAGAGTATTAAAGATTCGATGCGAGGCGATAAGGATTTCTTTTTGTTGGAAAATGGTAATAGCGTAACTACACTAACGATGTCTCCACAAGATGCTGAGACGCTTGCAACTCGTAAGTTTCAGGTTGAGGAAGTTGCAAGAATGTACCGTGTACCACTTCACAAATTACAATCGCTCGACCGCTCGACTAATAATAATATTGAACAGCAATCTGATGACTTTAAGGTAGATTGTTTGCTGCCCTGGTCTGAGAAAATAGAACAAGAATTTAAAAGAAAACTGCTATTAAACCGTGATAAACCTAATCATTGGTTTAATCTTGATATTGATTATGTGCTTAGGGCTGATAGCGTGAGCCGTAGCGTGGTGTATATGAACAGATTTAAAACTGGCTCAATTACGGGTAATATGATCCGTGAGCGTGAAGGTGAAAATAGAATAGATAACCCAATGTGTGATCTGCCTTTTGTAGGTAGCGGCGATATGCCACTCGACGAAGCACTTTGGAATGCAAAAAAACTTGATAATAAAATAGGTGCCTGATGGAAGGATTTTTTGAAAATAGAGCCGTAGTAAGCGAACTAACTAAGCCAGTAATGAAAGGGAAGTCTCTTTCGGGCTATTGGTTGCCGTTTAATGTTTTGTCTGAGCCATTGATTGGAGAGAGAGCAGGACAGAAAGTTGTTTTTCGTGAAATTATACCATCGTCTGCTTTGGATGTTGCCGATTTATCAAACGTTAAATGCTGTTTGAATCACGACGATAAAAATGAGTTTTTAGGCCGTGTTCCTAACACCCTGAAGATCGGGAAAGATGACAGAGGAATGACGTTTGAATGCGAGCTGCCTAATCTTGAAATTGGAAATAAAGTAATTGAGTTTACAAATAGAGGTGATTATCAGGGTAATTCTTTTCGATACCTAACAATGGCGGGTGATGATACTTGGGAGAGACAAGCCGACAGTACTTATATCAGGACAGTAAACAGGATTCGTGCAATTGTGCACATTGGACCTGTATTTGACCCTGCGTTTACCCAAACAGATTTGACCGTTGCCATGCGTAGCTTAGAAGAAAGCGGAATGCTTGAGGTAGAGGATATTGAAGTAGTTGAAGAAGAAGAAGAGGATTGCTCGGCTGATTTTATGCGAAAAGGTATGAAAGCTATGAGAGGCCGAAAGATTGACATTATGGGAAAGTATTAATTTAAAAATCAAAATATAGCAATGGATTTACTCGAATTAAAAGACAAAAGAAATAAGTTGGTAGTTGATATGCGTCTTGTAAATGACCGTTCGACTGGAGGTAATGAGCATGATGGTTTTGCAAATGCTGAAGACCGTGAGCAATATCAGAAAATGGAAAATGATATTGTTGTGCTTGACCGCCAAATAAAGCGTACAGAGGCTTTGGAAGCACAAGAGCGTGAGACTGCTCAAACAAGTTTTGAAAGAGAAACAACTTTTGACAAATCGAAGCAGGCTGAAATTTATGAGCGTGCGTTTGACAAATGGGCGAGATTTCAGGAAGAAAATGGTTTTTCTGCTCAGGAGCGTTCGGTGTTTTTGGCTCAAAACCGTGCTGCAACTACTCAAACGGCTGCAACTGGTGGTGTGTTAGTACCACGTAGTTTGTTTAACGAGGTGGATATGGCCTTGAAGGCTTATGGTGGTGTGTATTCGGTTGCTCGCATTTTATCTGATAGCCGTGGTAATACCTTGGACATTCCGACTTTGGATGATACTGCAAACAAATCGGTGATTGTTGCAGAAAACACTGATATCAGTAACGGTACTGATTTAAGTTTTGGCTCTGTTTCGCTTTCGGCCTACAAATATAAAACAGGCTGGATAAAAGTACCACAGGAATTGATTGAAGATTCTGATTTCAATATTACTGCTATGGTAACAGAGGCGATTGTAGAGCGTAATGCTCGTGCATTGGCTGAACACCTGACTACTGGTACAGGATCTGGACAACCTCAGGGTGTTGTAACTGGTGCGAGTGCATCGGGTGTGAGTGCAGGTGCTACGGCCTTAACTGCCGATAACGTTTTGGAATTGATTCACAAAATCAACTCATCGTATCGTCGTTCTCCAAGTTTTTATTTGATGTTTAACGATGCTACATTATTGACGTTAAGAAAATTAAAAGATTCCCAAAACAACTATATTTTCAATATGGGTGTTAAAGGCGGAGCTCCAGATACAATCTTTAATGTGCCGTTTGTGATCAACGACGACATGGCGAGTATTGCAACTGGTGCAACTTCAGTAATTGCGGGAGACTTCTCTAAATATATTGTTCGTACTGTAAACCAGCCTCGTTTGGTTCGTACTGATGAACTTTTCAAAGGTTCTGATCAGGTAGCGTTTAACTACTTCCAGAGAGTAGATGCTAAAATCATTAATAGTGCTGCCATCAAGAAATTGACACACGCATAATAATGAAAAAGGTAAAAGTAAAAGCTTTGCAGTCTTTTGGAGGTGGTGAATACCACCTCACAAAAGATGAAATAATAGAAGTGCCTGAAGAAATAGCACAGGATTGGATAAAATACGGATTAGCTGAAAAAGTAAAATAAATGAATATCCCTTTTCTAAGTGGCGTAGAGGTTTCTCGAGAAGCTGGAACAATCGTAAGTGTTGAACAAGCATTTACGTGGTGCCGAGTGGATGGCTATGACGTGAATCATCCCGAATATGGACTGGTTGAATCGCTGATATTAGCCGCTGAGGGAGAGATTGAAGCCTATTTAAACAAGGTGATTAGAAAAGGGGTATTTGTTTTCAATTTTACTGGCTTTTGTGCTTTTGATGTAAATAAATATCCGTGTATTTCTATTGATTCGGTGAAATACCATAATGGTAGCACTCATGTAGATTTGGATTTGGCTAATTATGAAAAGTTTAAGTACTCGAACGAGGGTGTTTTGATTAGGTACAAAGGAACATTGCCAACGGTGCAAGACCGTTTGGATGCCGTAAAGGTTACTGTTACCTGTGGCTACGAGTTGGCCAATGTACCTAATTATATTAAAACCGCTATGCAACTAATGGTAGGCGAATGGTACAATAATCGTGATAATGGTAAAAAGGAGTTTCCGACCGTAGCAGAAAGTATTTTACGAAAACATAGAATGATGCGAGTATGAAAATAGATTCTGGCAAATTGGATGTAAGAATTACGATTGAAAAGCCTATTGAAACGCTAATTGCTGGTGAAATGGCTGCTCAGAGTTGGGAGCTACATTATACTACCTGGGCGATGCATAAGCAAGTAACGAATCAGGAGCAGGAAAATGTAGAAGGAATGCAAAGGGTATCATCTGACATGACGGAGTTTACAATTAGATACCCATTACACAAGGCGATGCCAAGCACAAAAATGAGAGTGGTAGAAGTGGCTAAAGGATTTATATACGACATAGAAAATGTACGTATGATGGGCAGGAATGATTTTTTGGTTTTGGTATGCAAACAAAGACAACAACGATAATGGAAGTTTTAGCAATAAAAAATACTGGTACGCATTGTAAAGGCGTGATTTATTATTTGCCTGAACACGAGGCGATTGAGGGTATTGCTGGTGGATTATTTGTGAATAAGGTATTAAATAATTTGATGAATGTTGATGCTGAGAAGCCAGCACAGCAGGAAACTTATCATTCGGATGGTAGTGATAAAGAAGTTACTAAATCAACTAAAAAATAATGGCTTTTGTATTTGATATCGGGGTTGAGGGTGGTGAAAGTCTGGAAGGATTGGAGTTGGCTCTTAGAAATATGTCGATATCGGTTAATGAAGAAATACATATTGCTGCACTAAAGAAAGCGGCAAATGTGGTAAGGCAAAGAATGGATGTAACAGTACCTGAGCGTACTGGGGAGTTTGCAAGAACCTTGAGAGTTGCAAAAACTAAGTATAAACAACTCGGTGAGTATCAGGTAATTGTGGGATTTAAGAAAGGTAGAGGAGGAAACGGAAAACCGCTAAAGGGTTTTATTGCTCATTTTTTAGAATATGGTACGCAAGATATGCCAGCACGGCCTTTTATGAGGCGAGCGGATTCGGCTACCAGAGAGCAACAAGAAAGGATTTATACGCAGGAAATACAAAGAGAAGTAGATAGACGATTGAACGGATTATGATAGAGGACGCACTCAGAACTAAATTATTATTGAATACCACGCTTACTGCTTTGGTGGCCGATAGGATTTATGTAAACGAGGCTCCGCAAGGTGGTGCAAAACCTTATGTTGTTTATACGGTGATAACAATTGAGCCAATTTATACTGCTCATTGCATTCAGGACGAGGTAACGATACAATATAGTGTTTTTGCAGAGCGATATGCAAGTGCCAGAACGATAGTGAATATTATCAGAACGGATTTAGAAAGATTTAGTGGTGTGCTTTCGGGTATTAGTGTGCTAAACATTGATTTTGCAGGACTGGGAGCAAGTGAAAAAGAAAAAGATAGCCGATTGGCTCATATAAGTTACGATTTCAAAATAACGATAAACAAATAAAGCAATGCCAAGACCAACCATGTTAGGGACTGAAATTGATATTTTCGTAGGAACAATAGCAGTAGCTTGTGCCGACGAAATTTCATTGGATATTTCATCAGATATGTTATCGACACTATGTGCAGGTAGCGGAGATATTAAGACAGCAAGACCAGGGAAGAAAACTATTAAAGGTACTTTGAAAGGCCTTGCATACGTTTACACAACTGCTGAAGAGGCTACAAATCAAAGTTATTTTGATTGGCTTGATGCTATTTTGAATAATACATTATTGACAATTGCCTTTAAAACAAAAGTTGTTGGTGATAGAATTTTAACTGGAACTGCTTATGCTTCTTCATTTAAATTGACTGCAAGTGTATCAGACAATAGTAAATATGACGCAAGTTTTGAGTTTCAGACTTTTACTACTAATACTTTAGTGACTGCTTAATGATTAGCAAAAAACAAAATTTTTGTACGCTCAATATCGGTGGAGTTGAGCGTACATTAAAGTTTTCGATGGGAACACAGGAGTTATATCTTGATACTATCACAGAACTTACAAAAGACAAAAAGCTAAACATTGATAATCCGATTACGCAAATTAAGGTCTTGTTTTATTGTGCTTTGGTTGTGGGTGATGCGAGTTTGAAAGAAACGCTAACGATTGCGGAGGTTGGAACATGGATTGATAACTGCGACGACGAACGTTTTGAGCAAGCAAACGATTTTGCCGTAGAAACAATGGGTTTTATTTTGTCGGTCGAGCAATCACAGTTCCACCGACAGATGGAAAAAATACAGAGCATGGGTATGAACCCATCGGAAATATTAGAAAAAGCCCTTTCGAGCAAATCTTAGAAGAAGCCTGTGAGGTAGGCCTTGATATTAATGCCGATAATTTTTGGGAAATGCGTCCCGATAATTATAGGCGAATAGTTGAGGCGTATTATTATAAAGAGCAAAAATCTTGGTTGCCGTTTCGGAAGCTTTACGCACTTATTGGTAATATGATGGGTAGTGAAGATAACGGAGAAATAAAGGAACAAGACTTTATATTTTTGCCGATGATTGACACGCCACCACCACCTAAAAAACAATCTCCACCCCTTGTATTGACCGACGAGCAAAGACGAGAAAAAGCAATCAGGGCGGGACTAATCACAGAATAGATATGGCAAATATAAGACTGACAGCAAATGAAAGAGCATTCGTTAATTCGATGGACAATGCGGCGGGTTCGGTTGGTCGATTATCTGCATCATTAAATATACAGTTGGCTCGTGCCATGCGTGAGACCGACAACATTACCCGAAACTTTGCCCAAGGTTTTGGTAGGCTCGGCGACAGGATTTCTGGCGTTGGGCAAACGCTCACATCGGCTTTTACTTTGCCGATTGCGGTGGCGGCTGGAGCTGCTGCCAAATTTTATGGCGACATTGATCAACTCAAACGTGCATTAGACGTGTATGGGGTTTCGCTCAATGAAATAAAACAAACTGCTAAACTCCCTGGTCTTGGGATAGAGGAAGCAGGAAAAGCAACAATCAATTTTTTAAGTGTAAAATACGCTGCCGACTTATCTAACAGAGCTGTGAGAGAGTTTGGCAATGCTTTAGTATATTCTGGGCGTGGTAAAGAAGATTTAGCTGGGATTGCAAATGCTTTTGCACAAATGAAAGGTAAGGGTATAATATCAGCTGAGGAGGTAAATCAGTTGGCCGAACGCTTGCCGATGATTCGGGATCTGATGCAGTCAGCGTTTGGAACTGCCAGTACAGAGGCTATACAAAAATTGGGCATTACTGCTGATGAATTTTTGGGTAAGATTGTAACACAATTAGAAAAACTACCTCGTGTAAGTGGAGGATTCAAAACCGCATGGGAAAATGTGATTGATAGCGTAAAGCTTGGGTCTTATGAGGTGGTGAATATAGCAGATAAGTTGTTTGATTTGACTGGCATACTTGACGGAGTATCGGGTTATATTGATAGAGCCGTGAAAAGCTTTAAAGAAATGCCTGTTGAATTTCAGAAAACGATTTTTGCTGTTGGTGGTTTCGTTGCAGTTGCTGGTCCGCTATTAGTTGCTCTTGGTGGTATTATTGCTTTATCAGGTCCTGTGATTGCAGCCATTGCTGGTATATCACTTCCTGTTGTTGCGGTTAGTGCTATAATTGTAGCATTTACGGCTACTGTTATAAGAAACTGGGGCGAAATATCGGGCGTATTGAAAGATTCGGGTGTTTGGAATGGCTTGATTGACATTGTAAAGTTTACAGTCGGCGTAATAGGTGAAGCATTTGCTTTGTTGTTTGATGCTTTGTCGGGCGACTGGACGAGTTTTGGAACGAGGCTTTTAAATATTGTAAAGAGGATATATAATGATATAGTTGATGTAACTTTCTTTTTTGTGAATGGTTTGCTAAATGCTTTTCAAAGTGTATTAAAACCTGAATGGATGAAAGCAGGATTGGAATCGGCAAAGATGGCTCTTGGCTCGTTTCAATCTAAAATTAAAGCGGAAGTGCCTGTTGCCACCGATTATCTAAAAAAATTGGGTGATGCCATCAACGATTTAGGAAATAAGAAAATGCCAACTGTATCAGTTGGTGGAGGTAATGGTAAAGTCATTGATTTAGAAGAATTAAAAAAACAAAGGGATATTTTAGGAAAACTAAACCTAAAAGAACTTACGTCAATCGGTGAAAAAGAGTTTAGTCAAAACTACGGCAAAAAAGCAATTCCTACATTCTTCCAAGATATACTTGATGCTGGTGTTCGTCTTAAAAACGAAATGCCCAAAATAATGTTTGGGCTTGATATGTCGGAGGCTGGAATGACGATTGAAGAGCAGATTAGAAAAAATGTTACTGATCGTGCAAAGCTCGCATTAATAGATTTTAATAATCAAGCAAAAGCATTGACTGAGCAATTAAAAATTGATTTGGTTGTAAATGCTGCAACAGGTTTAGGTGAAGCTATTGGACAAGCAATTGGAGGTAAAGGGTTTGATATCAGTAACGTATTTAAAAGTATGTTAATGACTATTGGAGACTACATGATAAAACTTGGTGTGCAGTCATTAGGTATGCAAAAGCTAATTTTATTGTTACAGGCTACTTTTGGAACTATTAGTGGAATTGGAGCGGCCATAGCTGTAACAGCAGGTGGAGCAGCTTTAAAAGGACTTGCAGGTAGTTTATTCTCCCAAACACCCAAATTTGCAAATGGTGGTATTGTTTCGGGGCCGACGCTGGGCTTAATGGGTGAGTATGCTGGGGCGAGGAGTAACCCTGAGGTTATTGCTCCGCTATCGAAATTAAAAGATTTGCTTGGTGGTGGTGGTGGTGCGGTTATTCCAGATGTTAAGATTTTGGGAGAAGATATATACATTTCATTTAATCGTTATAAAAAACGCACAGGAAACGCATAATGGCATTTGCAATAAAATATACTTCTTCGTTTGATGTAGTTGAAAGACCGCAAATGGTAGCTGCTACCTATTTACTTACGTTTAGCAAAGAAGGCTATACAGGTAGCCCAATCACATTAAAAGTTTTTGGGTCAAATGCTGTTGTTGCAAAAATATCGAATGATTCGCTTTTGGGTATTTCATCTAAAAAACTTGATATTGAAATATTAGATGATATTGACCTCAGCGAATTACAAAAAGCAAACCCAAAACAATGGAAAGTTGAGTTTTTTAAAACCGTTGGTACTACAACAACCTCGGAGTTTGTGGGTTGGCTGATGCCGACTAATTCACAGACTGATTATGAAGATGGATTAAAAAACGTAAGATTAGAAGCAAGCGATAGTTTGAGTAACCTCAAAAACGACCCTTTCGTTGATAATGCAGCGTTTTATTATGATGGTACCAAGTCTGTATTTGAGATTATCAGATTATGTTTAGCCAAAACCGATCTTGGGCTGAAAATAAACACAATCAATAATACTTTTGCAAACGGTAATGATGCTTCAGCAACGGCCGAAGCAATGAAACAGCGGTATTTGGACATGGATTTGTTCCGAGGGGAAAACGAACCGCAGAATACTTTCAATGTTCTTCAGGACATACTAAATACAGAAAGTTGTAGATTATATCAGGAAGAAGGCGAATGGTGGATTGAGAATTTAAGTGAAAAAAAGACTGGCTATGTAGCTGCTCGAAAATATCTGGCCGATGGAACGTACATCAGTGGCGGAACGCTGAACTTAGGAATATCGGCGGTACATAATTCAAATTATCAGCCGTTTGGTGGAGGTATATCCAATATTATGCCTATAAAATGGGCAAAAATTGAACATAAACTTGCAAAGTTTAAAAACCGTTTACAAAACAAAGATTTATTAACCTTTGCTAATGCCACTTTTGGCAATTGGACTAATAACAATGTAACGCCCGAAAGGCTTGGCGATGGTACGACAAGCAATGCATATGGTATAAAAATAAATGGTTTTGGAGTAGATAACGAAGCTTCTGATAATCAATATGTTTATCAAACGATTGCATTTCAGAGTTTAAATGATGCAATCAATTTTAATATTATTTTTAAAGGTCAGGCTTTTATTAAAGATTTGGATCACGCTTTAATTGAATGTGAACTTACAATTCAAATTGAAGGTGATGGATTAGGTCGTAGAGAAAATATTTTTGGATTATCTGATTCTGGAGATTGGATATTGTCTAAAAGTAGTGGAACGCCTGGTGAACCTTGGACTGGTGGCAGTGAAAATTTAATTCTTGAAAATAAAGATATTAATGGTTTTTCAAAAAAAACTGTAAAAAATTGGGATATTACGAGTAAAAGAATTGGTGGTATTACTTTTACTCTTGGCTCTCCAACTGGTAATAGGCAATTATTAAAAACTGGTTGGCAAGAAGCTGTAACAGGTATTTTTATTAAAATAAAACTAAAGAAAGGTGTTGGAGAGTTGGAGCCGTACCCTGGTGAAACTAAAGCCAGTAGTGTGATATATAAAAACATTAGCTTGTCGTGGGTAAATGCTGATACAAACCTAAACCTAAAAGAAATACATTATAAGGCTACTCAGCCAGATTATGCACCAAACGACGAGACTATTTCGGTTATTTATGGTGATTATGTGGATGGCTCAAATTTATCTGCCATAAAAGATGCAAACGGTAATTTAACTTCGTTGTGGACTTCTGAAAATAGTAATTCTTTAATGAATTTTCATAAACACGGAGCGATGAATATTCTCCGAAATTTGGGAGCAACGCCAAAGGTTTATGATGGTTCAATCCGTGGTTTGATAAAGTACCGGCATAGTGTGGCTATGTCAGGTATTACTAACCGAGGCTATATTACTTCGTTTACGTTTAATTATGGAAGCACAGAGGCAGATGTAAGGATAGTTGAACACGCTATTGGGATTGTGCCGACAATAAAGAAAACGGGCATTTTGAGCGATGGCACCGAGATAACAATGGTTGATGATTCGCCACCTTCGGCCATTATGGGTAATGGTGTTGGTGGAGGAAATACAAATAATACTCCTTTGAGTATTAGCTCTTGGATAAAACAATTGCTTGGAGGGATATCGGATAAAACAAACGACAATAAGGGTATAAATGTATTTTGGGGCGATATTATTTCTGGCGATGCTTTTGATTTTGGGACTATTGTACGTAGAGGCGACAAAGTAGCGATCGGTAGTATTGATACAAATATAGAACTTGGAAACAAAGAAAATCAAACGCTTGTCGATGTTTTAGGCGGTAAAATAAAAGTTGGCTACAATCTACTCTACGACAAATCTATTACCGATGGCGATGGCGATATAGTTAAGCAGCTTGGAGTTGATTCTGACTTTCAAGTCGATGGACGAATTGAAGCGGTTAGTGGTATATCTGTCGGGCAAGATGGGCTTTTGATTACTAAAGAGTTAGGAACAGGCGGTAAGCCGTTCGGACAAGTGGATGCACAAAATGAATTGAGGTTTGTATCGCCAGTTGTGAATGTTACAAATGTATTGGGTGTAAATCAAATTTCGGGCATAAATGGTTTGGGTGTAAACGTAAATGCACCATTTACTTTTAATCAGCCTATTTATGTTTTGCCTTCTAATAACCCGAATAGCCCAATTACAAATGCTCAGTTTGACGTTGCTTTGTTAAGTTATGACTTTGGCAATATTCGGATTTATGGGGCGGTTAGTGCTGCAAGTATTGGTGCAAATATCAATCTAACTGGATTACAAACTATTGATGGTGTAAGTTTGACCGATGGCACTAAGATATTAGTAAAAGACCAAACTAACGCTGTTGAAAATTATATTTATATTGTTCGAACAGGCAGTTGGGAAAGGGTTACGGATTTGCCAAATAATACTATCAAAGGCGTGCAGGTGCAGGTAATTGATGGAGGTTTAGTAAATAAAGGCGGAATATTTGTAAACACAAACACTACTGCAATAACTATTGGTACAACTGCCGTAACTTTTAGGCAATCTTTTCAAAATGTAACGAGTTTAAATTTTGCTTCTTTACTTGCAAATAATCAGATTTTTAGTGGCACAAATAAATTTACAAACAAACTTGAAGTTAGAAACCCAGAATCATCTACGGAAGCTATAAATCTTTTTTATCTTGATTATAGAATAAGTGGAGTTACTACAAACATTACAGACCTTTCAACAAATATTAATAACAATTATTGGAAAAAAATATCTACTTACGGTATAGGTACTATTACAAATAACAGCTTGCAATTTTATAGTAATAATATAAAAAGAGCAGAGTTATTGACAAATGGAAGGCTGACAGGCTTAAAAGGTATTCATATAAATGATGGTGATTATAATCCTCCTTTTCTAACAGGTTTACCTGATTACTACGGTGCTTCTATAAAAGACAACGTACATATTGGTGCATTAACAGGCTTATCAAAGGCTTTATATTCACTCGACCTTATAAGAGGTGGCACAAGTGGATATCGTTCGGGAGTGCGATTTGGCGTTTATAATGCAGCTGGAGAGGTTAATCAATTTTATTATGGAATTGAATACTCAACTGCTGATAAGTTATCAATCGGGCGGTATTCCTCAACATCTATGAATGGGGCGAATACTTCGCTTGATGCTGCAAAAACAGCAACTGTTGATAGCTTAGGTAATTGGGCATTTGGCAAGAACGCTGCTGCATACCGTATTGACGTAAACGGAGACGTAAACGTAAGTGGTATGTATAGAATAAACGGTTCATTTGGGGCGGACCATACATTTCTAAAATCAAACGGCACTACACAGGAGTTTGCACCAATGACAGTTGGTGAAATTGCGGATATTTCAACTTACTATACGACAAAACAAGATGCGGTATTATACGGCACATTTGAGGGTGAGCGAGGTTTTAAATTGTATCACGATGTTGCAAAATTAGATACGGCTGCTTTGTTTTTTGCAAACCAAGACACAGGTATTGTAGGCATACACTATTTTGGGTTAGATAATAGCAATAACGTTACTCAGCACGGTGTGCATATTGATGGAGATGGATTTGTATATCACAAAAAACTAAACGGCTCACGAGCAAGGTTTCTGACAACTGACGACAGTTTGAGCGGTGGAGGAATAACTTATTCTTTTGCCGAACCTTTATATTTAAACGGTACACAAGTCAATGTTCGCGTGGCTTCAGCTACAAGTTTTGGTATTTTAACCAAGGAGGATTGGATTAGATTTAATGCAGGTACTGGTAGTGGAGGAACAACTTATTCTTATACCGACCCTATCTATTTAGATGGCTCGGCTGTAAAAGTTCGAGTGGTATCAGCAACACAAAATGGTGTCTTGACAAAGGAGGATTGGAATATATTTAATGGCAAACAAAATACACTCTTGAAGGCTTCTGCAACGCAGGATGGATATTTGAGTAAGGAGGATTTTTCTGCATTTTTAGCAAATAGTGGTGGCGGAGGAACAACTTACTCATTTGCTAACCCTTTGTATTTAAGTGGAAATGTGGTAAATATTTATACTGCCTCGGCTACGCAAACAGGTGTTTTGAGTTCAACAAAATTTAGTGAATTTAATGCTAAGTTTGGCGAAGGTAGTACAGTTAATACTTATTTAAATTTTGCCCCTTCAAAAGAACTCAACTTTGAGCGAATAGATGAATATACATCAACTGGTGTAATAAGGACTGCAAATTTTGTAGGCCCCTATAATAAATCTTTTCTTATAGAATCTATTTTGGCTAATATGTTTTTTAGGTCAACAGGTACTATTTATGCAAGGTCAACTAACATAACTAATAATCAAGGATTACAGGGTATTGAAATTGATTTTGGTGGAAATTATGGTAATTCTATTTTAAAATTTAACGGAACAAATTTTAATTTTCAAACAACTACAACGCCAACTAACGGACAAAAATTTTTATTACAATTCGATTCATCTAAAAGTACATTCTTTTTCGTACCAGCATAAAAAATAAAAAATATGAAATTAAATTTTAACAAGTCGTTACAAAATTTGGATGGTTCGGAAGTTGAACAATCGAACATGGGAAAATTATTGGCAAATGTATTGAGCCAGGCGAATACAGGTGAGCCTGTAAAATGTTGGGAAATGTCTTTGAAGTTATTTAAAGGCGAAGAATTGGACATTGACACAACCGACAAAGAAATGCTTGAGGGAGTGATAAAGGCAAGTCAAAACCTTTCAAATGCAGGAAAAGCACAGTTATTATTAGTATTTAAAAACGCACAATAATATGCCAGCAAGACAGCCAAAATACATGGATGAGGTTCGCACTAATTCGGGCGGATTGTATGTTGCACTCTATTATTTGAGTGAAAAAGTAGATGCCGCAAGTGTGGCTGTTGATAAATGGTTTTGGTTGAGGAGCAACGCATCGGGCGTAAAATTAGACGAGCGAGACAATAAAATACCTGTAAATGGTGCTTCGTGGTGGAGTGAAAAATCTACTGCATTGGCAAATACTCCTTCGGGGTATGGTTCAGTATCTGCGATTGATGAATTTCAAAATAAACGTGAATGGGGTTATAAACCTGATTTTCCTTTTGATTCGGGTTTTGTTGCAGGTGGTACTAATGTAAGTTTAAATAATGCTTTTGCAGACATTACTCAATTTGTAAATGCAGGTGCAACTTATGTGGCATTAACGCTAAATTGGGATGATGTATTTTTGACTTTATCAGAACAAAATACCAATGCGGATTCATCTTGGGCAAGATATGATGCTTTAATAAACTTTGTAAAAAATTTAAATAGCACAACAAAGGTTGCAATTAGGATTTCAGTTTATAAGGCTGGAAGAACACATAATGATATGCAAGGCTCATATAATCCTACTGGGAACTTGTGGCCTTTAAGCAAGACTCAAAAAGACAATAGAGGGAATGTAATGCGAAATATTTATGATAGAGGAACATTTTCTTATTCTGATAGTTCTGCAACTTCGCAAGCTATTGATTTTGTAACAAAAGTGAAAAATAGGTATTCTGCTTCTTTGGGGTCAAGGCTTCATTGGATTTCGGTAGCTACAACTACGCAAGAAGAAGCTGGATATGATTACGAAAATCAATGGGACGGTTCAAATTATTATTCCAATCCACAAAAAAGAGTTTATGATTATTCGGATGCAAGCAAAACAGCATTTACAGCTTTTTGTTTGGCAAAATATGGCAGTTTGTCGGCAGTCAATACAGCTTGGGGATTTCCATCTTCAACATCAATTACGCCACCTTTGCCACCAACTGAAAACACGGATGAGGGTATTAGTTTAGTTTATTCAAATATTAAAGGCAACGATTGGTGGTATTTTAATTACTCGGTAATGAAAGCTTTTCATACAAGTTGCAAAGCTGCCATTGGTTCGGCTTGTAAGTATGTTTTGGAATTTGGTTCTTGTTCGGATGCTTTATCTGTCAGACGTCTAAGTATTAATGTTGCTGATTTTCCCAATTATTCAGATATGCTCAAAGCACAATTTATATCGGTATTAAGCAATATAAATGCTGCAATAAGTGTCGATGTAATTAGAGCAAATTATACAAAAAAGATTGGTACAGAATTAAATACTGCTGATTTTAATCAGTATTCGGGTGAGGGAAATATTTCTAACTTCATAAAAAACGCTGGTATAGCTGCAATAGATAATAAAGCACTTGATATCATGATTATTTCAAGTTCGACATCGGGAGCGTACAACAAGCAAGCCTATGATGATACTTATAATGCTTTTGTGTTTTTAAAAAACTATGCTCAAAATAGTCCATATAGAGTTGTTGCATCGAAAACGGTTAATTATTCAATAACTCAGCAATTAAATGATTCTACTTTTTTACTTAGAAAATGGCAGCAAGAAGGTGGTAATAGTACACGAATAGATTTAAAAATATCTGACATTAATGTTACTCCACCAGTTGACTGCAATTATGCTTTGCAGATTTACCCTATTCAAACTTATTGTTTAAGTAATAATAATATTTTAATCGATGCGTATGACAATGACACAGCCTTGCAAGATGTGATGAAAAACACACATTTCAAATTGTGGTTGCCTACTCATTCAATATCTTATATTTCGGGTCAACTAACATTGGTGAGTTATACGGTTACTGGTGCGGATGGTGTTGTTTATGTGAAAAATACACAAAATCAAGGTTTTTATACTGATAATCAGACTGTAAATGTGGAAAGTCCATATAGAAACAATCATCCTTTGAAACAATATAGCGGAGTTGTTACTTCGTCGATTGTATTATTGCCTTTAGGTCAAACTTATACTATTCAAATGACTAATTTGACACCTACAAATCAAATTTCGTTCGTGGTGCAAAATCTTGATATTAATCCGCAAGCAGATAGTCCGACTGTATTTCAGCGAAAGGTAGGTTCAACGCCAAGTTCGTTTACGTTTAACCCTAACATAATTACATCAAACTTTATTAGACAGGTAAAATTTAATTGTAATAGATATACAGATACAGATACAATAGTAAACATAGGATGAAAAAACTACTCACAATTTTCCTGATGCTACTCGGAGCGGTAGCACAGGCTCAGAACTTTGCAATAACGGCTACAACTGAGGCAAGCATACGAAAAAATGTAGTCAAAGGTAATTCGGCTAACTACGGTTTTGGTATGATTAACGACACCCTACGGCTAATAGGTCTTAATACAAGGTATGATATTTCAACAGGGTCGTTTTCAAAAAATACTGTTGGTTTGGGAAATGTCGATAATACGAGTGATGCAAATAAGCCAATTTCGACTGCCACGCAAACGGCTTTAAATTTAAAAGCTAACCTTGCAAGCCCGACTTTTACAGGGACTGTTAGCGGTATAACAAAATCAATGGTAGGTTTGGGTAATGTAGATAATACGAGTGATGCGAATAAGCCTATTAGTACAGCTACACAGACATCTTTGGATTTGAAAGCTAACCTTGCAAGCCCGACTTTTACAGGAACGGTAGCTGGTATAACAAAAAATATGGTAGGATTAGGGTCAGTTGATAATACAACTGATGCAGCCAAACCGATTAGCACAGCTACACAAACGGCTTTGGATGCTAAACAAGCAACGCTGAACGGTACTGGTTTTGTAAAAGCGAGTGGCACTACAATTAGTTATGATAATAGCACGTATTTAAGTTCTTCTACTGCTGCATCAACTTATCTGCCTATTAGCAATCCGACCGCAACAGGAACGCTAACAGCACCTACAATTGCGAATAGTTTGGGTGCTACTTTTGCAACTACGAGCGGTAGTGTTGGCATCGGGACAACACCATCATACAAGCTTCATGTAAGTGGAGGAAATATTTATGTAGGAGGCACTGGTGGAGGTTTAAGAATAGAAGATAGGTCATTAGCTACACGCTCATTTCAGCTATATGTAGATGGTGGGGCTTTTGCTTTTTTTAATCATAATAACAGCACTCAACCACTTACGGTTACGGATGGCGGAAATATTTTGGTAGGAACTGTAACAAACTCAGGCTACAAACTTGATGTAAACGGAACAGCAAGAGCGTCACAATTTTATCTTTCGGCATTAAACACAGCCCCTGCAAGTGCTACTGCAACAGGAACAACAGGAGAAATAAGAATTGATGCAAGTTATATTTACATATGCACGGCAACCAACGTTTGGAAACGCTCTGCAATAACAACTTGGTAAGATGAAAATAAGCAAAGAAGGGTTAGAGTTAATTAAAGGCTTTGAAAAGTTTATGCCGAAGCCTTATATAGATGCCGTGGGTGTAGTTACAATCGGCTACGGTAATACGTATTATGCTGATAGACAAAAAGTAACCATGCAGGATGCACAAATAACAGAAACACAGGCTACAATATTGCTTGAAACTGTTTTTGATAAAGATTTTGCAAAATATATTCCTGATAATGTAAATCAAAATCAATTTGATGCCCTATCATCGCTCGTTTACAATATCGGCACAGGGGCGTTTTTTAAGAGTACTTTACGGAAAAAAGTAAAGGTAAATCCTAACGATGCGAGCATTGAGCAGGAGTTTTGGAAGTGGAACAAAGGGCGTAAAAATGGACAGTTAGTCGAACTGCGAGGACTGACAATTAGACGAAAAAAAGAATCAGAATTATATTTTAAACTAATATCGTAATGTTTACAAAATTAAAACTTCAAATTATTTTGGGCGTCGTTGTTGTGGCGGTTGGCTTGTTTGTGTCTCATTATTTAAACAATCATTCTTTTGTGAGTGATAAATTTATCAAACGCAAAACAGATTCGATTGCTACTTTGAAAAAGGTAATAATCCTAAAAGATTCATTGCTATTTGATTGCAACCAAACAAGCGATGTAAGCATACAACAAGTACGTGAAGCACAGAGCGTAATAGCCGAACTAAACAAGCAGGTAAAACAAGCTAAAAGTAATTGTACGCAAGCGAATGAGGCTATTGCTCACTACGAAGCAAATGATTTGATTAGATATTTTATTTATGATAAACGTGGTTTGTTTCAGTCGGGTTGCTACAAAGAGGTTTTTGAGAAACCTAAAAATATATGTAAATAATAAAATAATAAAATAACTATAATGAAAACTACTTACTTAACATTTACAATTATTTTTTCTGCATTCATTGCTAATGCACAGTCATTTACGTTTAAGGTAAACCCTTATACATTCCAAGACGGAACACGCAAGTCAATAACAATTGAAGGGATTCGTGCAAGAATTATCAATAACATTGAATGTAATTTAAGTGATAGCACCTTCTATCGCCAATTTTACATTGATTTTAAGACATCTTCCGTAGAATCTTATGGTGGTCTTAATACCGATAATTACAAGATGGCAAGTGAATTATCTACCAATATGAAAATACCTTTACCTAATGCAAAGGTACTAATAATGGATATTTGCAAGAAGTTAGAGTACGGTACAATTGCCGAAAAGTACGCAGCAGCAGGACAATTAGCAAGTGGTTACGGCTACACGTTAAAACCGTTGAGCGAGCAACAAGAATGACAATATACCCCGAAATAAGGCTCAAAAAGGTGGAAAAACTTAATTGGCATGTTACAGATAACTGCTTGCTGAATCAGTACGGAATTATAATCAACGAAGGTTTTCAGACTGATTTAGTCAGCTCTCCGAGGCTTTTGTGGTTTATAATTCCGCCACATGGGCTATCGGTTAATGCTGCGGTTGTACACGATTATCTTTCTCGAAACAAGATTGTGAGCCGTAAAAAATGTGATGATATTTTTTTTGAATTGCTAAAAGAAACACAACTTTGCCCTTGGCAATGTTGGGCAATGTATTATTTTGTTCGTTTGTTTGGATGGCTTAAAAACTAAAATATGAGCGAAATATTCAAGAAATACAAGGATAAAATTATTGAAGTTTTGACTAATAATCAGGACTTAAATGATTCTATTATTGCAAAAAGAGTTTTGGCTGAGGATAGCGATTTAGGGGAAAATCATCCAAGTTTTGGAACATTACGAAAGCAAATTGCACGAAACCGTAAGGCGATATTAGACGAACACGAAGGCGTTTATAATGCGACTGAAAGTATTGACGTGCCGAATAGTGCAATGAAGCATCTTTGGTTTAAAACGAAGGAAATATCGGCTTTTGTTAAGAATCCTAATTATGTAGATGTACAGGAGCAAGCAGTTAAGGAAATTGATTTTAAGGCGATTTTTAGTGAGGAGTTTAAGCCAGTTGAGGTTACTAAAAAGAAAAAACAGTTAGGTTTTTTTGATAGATTAGTTTACACCGATACGCATATTGGAATGAATGTAAACCCCGAAGGCAACAGCCTTTATGGTGGTAAGTGGGATGCGGAGGAATTGTTTGAGCGGTTGAATATTATCATAAACCACGTTGTAAGCCATCAAAAAAGTAATGTATTGTATATTGATGATTTGGGCGATTACATGGATGGATGGGATGGTCAGACAGCAAGAAAAGGACACGATTTACCCCAAAATATGTCAAACCAAAAGGCTTTTGACTGTGGTATAAGTTTCAAGGTGCAAATGGTGGATGAGTTGATAAAATACTACGACAAGATATTTATTCATAATATTTGCGTAGATAATCATAGTGCTGATTTTGGTTATATTGTAAATAGTGCGTTTAAGGTTATTGTGGAGTTGAAATATCCAAAAAATGTAGTTGTGGAGAATCAGCGGAAGTTTATCGGACACTACAAAGTAGGAAATTTCACTTTTATTTTGACTCACGGAAAAGACGATAAAAACTTGAAATTTGGGTTTAAACCGAAACTTGATGACGTTCACGAGAAGAAAATAAATGAATACATAGATGTTAATTACCTATTTAAACAAGGTAGCACCATTGAATTTTCTAAGGGAGACAGCCATCAATATTTATTTGACAGCACCCCGAGCAAGTTCAATTATTACAACTATCCTGCTTTGAGTCCGTCCAGCGATTGGGTGCAGACTAATTTTGCAAGGGGAAAATCGGGCTTTGTATTTTTTAATTATACCGAAAATAGCAAAGAAACTAAGGAGTATCTTTTTGATTGGAAAACATAAATTTTTAATAAAATGCAACAAAACTTTTCAAACGAAACTCCTGTTCTGATAGTCGGGATTTCAAACATACTTTTTATGATACTTAATTCGCATTTTATTTCTATGCAAAACTTTTCCATATCTATAACAATTATTGTTGGCTTGTACGGATTACTCAAACAAATTGAAAAGGATGGAGGATTTTACACGTACTTGCAAAACTGGATAAATTTTAAGAACCTTTTTAAATGTAAGAAATAATGCCACGTAAATATTTTAAATGGCTTTCAGCAGATTTATACGCATTTTTGGTAACGCTAAAGAAGTGGTATAATACTGCACTTGGTATCGGTACAGTTGCGACTGGTATTATTATAGACAATGCTGGTGTAAACATTACCGATATGATTCAGCCTAAGGCTTTGGCTATAATTTCATCTACTTTTTTATTTTTGGGGTTTTTCTTAGAGGGGTATAAAAAAGATAATTTTGATGAGTAAAAATGCAAAAAGCCCCGAATGACGAGGCTTAAAATTCCATTTGGTGCGATTACAAAGGTCGTTAGCGTTAAGGTGCGATTGTGATTTGTACTTTATATTACTATTCCGTTGCTAACGACGTACAATATTAAAACATTTATTTTTCTTGTTCTAATATTTTGTCTATTTTTTTTATGATTGCTTCGCTGTTTTCTTTATATGAGCGAATTAACATATTTATAAATTCATTTTTATTGCCAACTTTATTATCAAGATACTCACACAAATCATCATCTATGCGAAAGGTTTTTGTGGTTTTAGTTTTGCCTTTTTTTCTTCCAGCACCTTGCCTTTTTCCTCCGTATTGGTTTATTTCTTTTTCTTGCATATCTTTGATTTCTTAAAAGTTTTAAAGCCCTCAAAGTGTGTCAGCACCGAGAGGGCTTATTTTGTTAATTATAATAACCTACACTTGCACCTTTTTTTACAATGCAATAAAAATCATTATTTTCATCTTTAATTTTATAAACATAACCTTCACTTTCTCCTAAATCAAAACATTGTCCAGCTTCAGAATTTTTAATAAAATCTTCAACATCTTTGCAATCTTCTGTTACGTCTAAAAATTCATAATTTTCTTTATTTGATTCAATACCTAAAAATAAATCTACTTTTTCTGCTGATAATAATTGAGTTTCCATTGTCTTAAAAGTTTTGCGTTTCAGCTTCGTTGCTGATAACAATACAAATATACAACTAATCTTGAAATATGCAATACATTTTTCAAGATTTATTTTATTTATTTTTTAAAAAGCAAATATTAATAATCTCTTACGACTTTCGTACGTCTCAGGTAGCACCGCATGGAGCGACGCCGTTATTTTTGCCTGAACCAAATAATATTTGCAAAGGTTTTTTAATACATCAATATAAAATCGTAAATATCCCTAATTGATGAAATAACGTATTCTATACCGTGAAAATTTATAACCAAATTCTTTTGCCCAAATTCATTGTCAAAAATAAACCACGATACTAAGCCATATTCGTGTTTAAGTGCTAACTCTATTATATCGATGTAATCATCAATAAATTGATTACCAAATTCCATAACTCCTGTGCCTGTTGGTGAAATGACTTGTAGAACTGATTTTAGTTTGTCTTGCTCTTCTATGAATCTTATTAGATTTTGAATTGCTCTGTGAAATTGTTCGTATGTCATTGTGCTGTTTTGTTTTCAAATCTGTTTTGAACCTCTTTTATTACTTTGCAAATTGATTGCAAACACGTATTTCCTTTCTTTATATCTATCAAATCAGATAGCGAGACAATCATATCCAATGTTTTAAAATCCATGCTTTTAAAGTCATAAGCAATTACAAATGCCATTTGCAAATATTTTATTTTTTCTTCGTGCGTTAATTCGGCGTTTTCATGTTTAGATTCTTTAATTCTTATGAAAGAATATGAGTCGTAATTTTTATGATATATGTTTATTTTTTCAGCATCTATATCTACTTCATCGTCATCATCTGCAAAGTTTAAGTAGTGTTTTAGGTCTTTAACTGTCATTATTTTATTTTGGTTTTAAACGATCTATGGTATGCTTTCGGCTACATTTTAAATTTAATTATTAAAATATAAATCAATTTGTTTTTTGCAATCGTCGAAACCTACTCCAAAGTTGGCATAATAGCCGAGGTAGCGGAGGGTTTTAATTGTTTTTAGCTGGCCTGCTATGTGTTCGGATTTTGGAGTTAGGCCATCTTTTAGGTATGGCGTTGCTACTTTCAGCTCGAGGAACATACCATGGTATTGTTTTTTAGGGTGAAAAATAATTAGATCTGGGGTTTTAAATGTTGGCTTTTGAATTGCTTTGTTTCTGATGGCTTGTGCTTGGGTTAGTTTTAGGCTGGCCACGGTGTCAGACATAAATAGTACTTCTTTATATTTTATTTTGAGATAATTACATACTTGGGTTTGTAATGTGTATTCGGGTTGTTTTTTCATTTTATTTTTGATTGTATGTCTTGCAATGAAAAACCTTCTTTAATCCATTTTTGTATTTGGGTTCTTAGGGCTATTTTTTTTGACATAATTACTACTTCCTCAACTTCAGCTGATAGGCTGTTTATGAAATTGTTGTAACGATTGTAGGTTATTTTGTCGAGAGCGGCGTAACGTTCAAGTTTGGCAAAATATTTTACTCTTTTAAATGCTTCTTTTTGAATGCTTGTTTTTTCAGCGTTTGATAAATCTATTAGACCTCTTGATTTAAGGTTATCGTAAAGAAAAAAACCAGCATCCGATAATTTGTTTTGTTGTGATAGTGTCCAGCTCTCTGCAAAGATGTTTCTGAGGCCATCACGCTCAATGTTTTGTTTTTCTTGCTCATCAATCATTTTTTCCTCTTCCTCAAAAAGTTTTTGGTTTTGAATCCATTTGCCCAACTCTTGTTTTTTGTATTCTGCAAAGGCCAGTAGCACATCTGATGCTGAGGCAAAATTTAGTTCTCGATATAAAATAAACTGTTCGTTTTTGTGATTGCAGAGTTTGCCTGCCTTTGCAAGTTTGTAGGCAATGATTATTTCGTCAATCGTGTATTCGCCAAACACATCTACGAGTAGAGGAATGTATTTAAGATAATTCATTATGACTGCATCGTTAGAATCAAACTGAGCTCCTGTGATGCTGAGGAGGATATTGTCTAATTCTTGCAGTTGAGCGTCATTCGCTGACTTCAAACGTTGTCTTTTGTCTGATGTCGCTAATAGAAGGTCGCTGGCCGATTGCGACAAGGCGATTTGAGGATTTACCTTCTTTCCCAAATAGGTTTGGTCTTTCAAGGTTGCCAGTTGAGTGGCCTGTTTGGAAATTGTTATTGCTTCCATGTTTATTGTTATAGTATTTGAAAGAATTGATTAGGTGTGATCTGGCATCTTGTATGTTTTTCCAGTTTTCGTTTTTACCGACCGCAAAAGCTTCATAAATAAATGAATCTATTACTTTTTCGTAGTTGTCTGCGATATTGTTGTTTTCATAGAGTTTTTCAATATCACGGTTGTTTAGAAAATCTTGTTTTAAAAACTCTTTTGTGAGTTTTGGCCGCGGCCCCACCGCTGGAGCTACGTTTTTTCTATTTTCTGAAACAAAAGAAGGTAAATCATTTAATTCTGAATTTTGACTATTCAATTCTTTACTTTTGTTTTGTTTTGTTTCATTTACTTTACTTTTCTTTTTATGGTTTCCTCCGTAGTAAACTGGGGTTTTATCAGGAGGAAACTCGGTTTTCTCGGTAGTTAAGTCGTATTTTGGTAGGAGGTTACTGGCGATACGCCTTGAATCGTTGCAGATTTTGGCATATCGCTTTTGAATACCCTTTGATGTAAGTACCTGAAATTGTTCAAACATTGATTTATCAAAAAAATTACGTTTGAGCAATTCGCTAACCACGTTACGAGTTGCGTTGTCGTTACGTTCTAAACCACAAGATTTAGAAAACAACAATTGTACGTCTTCATCAAATTCTATGTAATAACCGTTTCGATAAATTTTTGAAAGAAGTCTGAAAACTATTGCTTCACCTTTAAGGCCGTATTTGGCTGAAATAAATTGTAGTTTTTCGTCTTCAAAAATATCGACATCTATCGGGAAATACGACAAGCCTTGTTTTTGTGGTCTTGCCATTTGGTTTTGTGTTTTATAATTTCTGCATTAATGCAGGTATGAATATTGTTTTTTGGTTTTCTAAACACATTTTTTTATTGTGTGTTGAGATTGTCCAACCTCCATGAACGCATTGTATTACGTCTATTTTTGTGAGTGCAATGGATACTTTTATTATTTTTTTCATAGTACTATATTAAATTGTGATAGTAGGTTTTCGTATTGCATCTGAAATCTGAATTGTTCGTCTTTACTTAGCTGATCAAACTTTAGAGCTAACCTCATATTTTGCTCGGCAAGCAATGAGCCTGTAAATTGTTGATCAACTATTTCGGGTGTTGCTTTATTTTTAAATTCATCAAAGGGTATTGATGTAAGTTTTACCAACTTTTTAAGGGTTGTTTTCAAACTACTTTTAAAGTCTTGTACTGCCCAGCCTGAATGTATCATTTTGTCGTCTGCAAAATCGAGGAGAAACTGAGCTGTAATAAGAAAAATGTAGATGTTATCTACTGTTAGGTTTTGTTTTTGTTCGGTTGTCATTTTTAAAAAGGTAGGTCGTCGTTTGATTTTGATTTTGTTGTTGAACTTGTAAATGCTTTGCCTTTTTCTGAGGGGCCTTCTTGCTTATTGCCGTTTCCGATGTACATAAGTTTAGAATCGGTGTCTTTTTTTGGACTCAATTGTATGGACACATTTTGCCCAAATTTGTTTTCTTCGTCGTTGTCCCAAATCGCAACGTTGAAATATACTTTTCCGTTTTTTGCTCTTGAAAAAGCCGTGTGGCCAGCCTTTGCCGCTTCGGCGAGGTCTGTGTAGCATATTGATGCTGTACGAAGTTTGCTCATAATATTTCGATGTTTTTAACTGTTGAATTTCTAAAATTTAATGTTGTTTGTTTTGACGCTCCAAGCAGGTCTGTTTCGCCCTGGTCTATGTTTACTGTGAAAATAAAATCGCCTGGTCTTTGCTGATAGTCTTGAAAGTTTCCAAAATATATTTTTGGCATTCCTGATTTTAGCGTGCTATAAGTGGTAATTTTTATTCTATCGCCTTTTTCAAGGCTTTTAATAATTGATAGTGTATTTGCCATTATAATATTCGTGTTATGGTACTTTGTTTTACTTGATAGTGATTACAAACTGATTGTAAGATTTCTGATTTTCTTTTAGTACGTATATTCTTTAGTTCTTTATCTGATAGCTGAATAATCTTTCTAATCTTTTGATTTGCCTTTTTAAAAATTAGTTTATGATCTGAGCTGATTTTTGCATTAAAGATTTTTGCCCTATTTGTACTGTACATTTTTACGGCTCTTTCGTTATAATCAAATAGCTCAATCTCGTATTTGTCTTTAATAATCAATTGGCTTGTTATGCTCTCAATTGCGGATTCTATATTCGATGCGTATTCGGACTGTGTCATAAATTTTTGATTTCCTCTATTAAAAAATTTGCTATCCTTATGATTTTGGTTTTGTCATTGTCTGATTTTTGAGCAATCAATAAAATCTTTGGCGGATACGGATGTTTGTCTAAACAATGTATTTCAGTATCTTCAAGCTTTATAAATCTTCCAAAAAACGCTGGTGGACGCACGCCATTGGTGTTTTTTGGTTTTACAATAATCTCCTGATTGTATTCTAAGGTTGCGATTTTTGCTTGTACCGATTTTGCGTTTTCGTATGGTGTCATGGCTTATTATTTTAGTGATCTATATTTTTGTCCTCGACTCTCATAGCCTTTATAAAAGACCAGAGAGTTAATCAAATTCAACCTAAACAATATTTAACTATGAAAGTCGAGGAACTGGCTTTAAAGGATATAATAGAGAATGATAGCCATTAGCAGCAGTATCCAAAAAAAATGAGAAGATTTTTCGTGAGTGTCGTCTTCGGGTAATTCTGTTTTTTTTGCATAGTACAATGTCTGATCAGATGGTTTTATGGCTAATAAAAGGAGGAGTGAAATGCCTCCTAATAAAAATAGTGTTACCATCAGTACTGGGCTTTCATAAACGGAGGTATTTAGCATTTCCATAGTTCAGTTAATAGGTTTTGGTTAAAAACTTTTGTAAATTTTAGTATTGAAATTGTGTCTAATATATTGTCTGGAAGAGCTGCACAGTATTTTGGTGGATTTGCATGACGAAAATTAAAAATATTTTGTTCAATTATAATTAATTGTCGATATGCGTAATCGACTTGTATCAGCAAAGGCATAATAGGTTCATCAGAGTATTTTACAATACTTACCTCATTGTTTTGTTCGTTTTCATACACTTTAAAGCCCGCATTGCGGAATACTTCAAGGTGTTTGCTTGTAAATTCATTGTTTAGTGCCATCTTTGTAAAATTTTAATTGTTAATATCATAGATTCCTGCGTGGTGCTTCCGTGCAGGAATTTTGTTTTATTTGGTTTCTCGCTTACGGATTAAAAAAGTCTCTATATCTTCCAGCCTGAATACTTCACGGCCTTTATCTTTGCCCAGTTTTGTAGATATCAGTTCGCCCATATCTACGTGATGGTTGAGGGTAGGGACTGAGATTCTCAAATACTCGGCAGCTTCTTTTCTGTCCATCACTCCCTTTGCTCCCTTTGCCATTCTTAACAGCTTCTCTATTTTTTCTGATAAGAGCATATCAAGAGTTTCGTAGGAAACTGTAATTATTTGTTGTGGTGCTGTCATTTTGTTAGGGTTTTTTGAATGTTTGCAATTACTTTAAGATTTGCAGCCGTTATTTTTTTACGTGTTTCAATCTTGATTGGCTCGCCCCTCATTGCTCTGTTCCAAGTATTTTGAGAAAATCCAGATAATTTGATTGCTTGACTGATTGCTCCATACTGCCGATTCAATTGTTCAAAGTAGGTTTTGATTTCAGCATCGCTGAACCTTGTCTGATTAATTGGAGGCAATTTTACTTGTTCTTGCATATCTCAATGTTTTTCGTAATTTTGTTTGGTATAATATTTGTTCTTTTGTTTGTGTGATGCAAAAGTCTAATATATTTGGATAATATCCAAATAAATCATCTAAAATATTTAGATAAATTTTTTTATAAAAATCCATGAAAAATAATATTATTGATATTCAACTAATCAGATTAGAGGAATACAAAAAAAAACACCGTTTGACCGCAGAGGAATTAGCTAATTTGATAGATGTTACTATTCACGTTTTATATAAATTGTTTCAAGGAAAATTAAAACTTCAACCAGAGATATCTAAAAAAATTGGAGATTTGTTAGAAAAAGACAATCCACATTTTAATAATGAGCTACAAGAAGAAAAGACAAAGTATAAGAATATAGAAGCGATTGACACAACAGGAAAAGTACCCTATTATGACCTTGACGTAACAGCAGGCAATGTGCAGTTATTTCAAAATAATGATCAGATGGTAGCAGATTACTATACTGTACCGAAAGAAATTCAAGACGTAGATTTTTGTTTTAAAGTGCGTGGCGATTCTATGTATGATAAAATACTGCCAGGTGCAATTGTATTTGTGAAGCAGATAGTCGATATAAGCGTTATTGAATACGGTCAGGTATTTATCGTAATTACGGAAGAGCAGCGAATGGTGAAGTATGTAAAAAGACACCCAACAAACCCCGATGACATGGTGCTGTTGAGGTCTCACAATAATCATTATGATGATATTGATCTGCTTAAAGAGAAAATTATTAATTTATTACTTGTAAAAGGGTATTTAAACAATTATGTGTTATGAAAAAAATAATTTTGATTGGTTTATTTTTGTTTGTTTGCAGTGTTGGGTTTGCTCAAAATGAGGGAGTCAAAACACAAACATCATCTGATTCAAAAGAATATGCTTCTAATTTTTTAGTTGTTGAAGGTAAACTAATTTGGAGAAAAGTATTTGAACAAAGTGTTTCTATTAATGAATACGAAAAGTTTTTAAAATTGGGAGGGCATTTAGATAATATTGAAGTTTCGGAAAATGATACTTTAATAATTGGTAGATTAAGAGGAGAGAAATTAAGTTTAGTTGGTTTTGATGAAAACATTTGGACAGGAGGTAATGTCGCTGGATATTTAAAGTTTTTGCTTGTCAATGGGGATATTAAAATTGAAATAAAATCAGATAAGTATAGGATTACTGTATTTAATTTTAAATTAATATCTGATATGACAGTAGGCTTTTGGCAAAAAGGTCAACAAGAAGAACTTGAAACATTTTATTATAAAGCTTTTTCAAAGAAAAAATATGTAAGTGAAAGTTTTAAAAAATATAGTGAACCTGTATTTGATAAAAACTTCATTGATAAGTTTCAATACAAATCAATGAAATCTGATTTTTAATCAAAAACCGCATCCATAGCGACATCAAGAGAATCTTTATCGAACGATTCAATATATCTTTCGGTTGTTTCAATTTTAGTGTGGCCGAGAGCGTTTTTTAAATCAATAATTGTTATTCGTCCGTTAGATGCTTTCATTTTACGCCTGGCACGATCCGCAAACGAATGTCGTGAGATGTGAAAGGTTAATCGGCCAGTATGATTTATTAATCTTGCAATTTCTTTTAAAGCAGCCTGTATTTCAGCAGCGGCTACATCCATATTTTGTGAAAGCATCTTTTTTATTTCAATATTGAGTTTTCTTCTGTCCTCTACCTCAACAGCCCAAAAAAACGGTTTCTCTTTGTCGAGGAGGTTAAAAATATAATCTTTAGGCTCCGTAAAATAATACTTTCGCATAGTATTAATTATTTCTAAAGATTTTACCGATAATTTAATAGATTTTCTTTTAGTGGTTTTTGACATAGAATACTCAAGACGTTCGCCAGAAATATTTTGAAAACGCAAGTTGATACAATCGCCGATACGAATACCAGCATTGTAATAAGAAAACAAAAACATATTTTTAGCTAACCACAAAAATTTGTCTTCCTGGTCTATTTCAAGATTTTCAAGGCGTTCAATCATTTCATCAGAAAGTCTATCACGTATAACCTGATTACGCTCAGGTAGTTGAATATGTCGAGCAGGATTTGTCGTTATAATACCTTCATCAACAGCAGCCTCAAATAACATAGATAACCGTTGAACAATGTCAATGATGGAGTTATTTTTTAGTTTCTCACCGTTAGACTTTGTGTATTGAGAAAGATACTCGATAAAACTTACAATCAGTTTACGGTTAATCTCTTGAAATGTTATATTTTGATTATCGGTAAAATCAATAAACATTTTTGCCTTTGATTTTACGTGCCTGATAAAACCTACCGATATATTCATTAACTCTTTTTTCTTCATGTAAAAAATAACAAAGTTTTTGAACACGTTGAGGTTATCAGGGTTAAATTTTAACTCAAGGACTTCAGTAATTTGTTTCTCAGCAAAATCAATGTCATTTAGTTTTTTAGTATATTCTAAAATTATTTTGTGAATGTTCAATGCTCCATGTGGAGGAAAAAAATTAGGAATATTCTCATAGGCACGAATTAAATTAATCCGTTGAGTTTTATAGTCCTCAACCAGTTGCACAAGCTTACGGTTATTTGAGGGAGTAGTAAGGATTTTAAAATAAATATGTTTCTCGTGGAGGCTTTTTGCTTTAGTCTCAAAAAAATCTTTTAACTCATTAAATTTATTTTTTTGACTATTTACCTCCAATTCCATCAAGGAATATTTTTCTAATTCAAAAATAATTAATTTATTTATTTCCTTAAAATTAGGGTGATGTGTAGATATCCAGTTACCCCATTTTGCTTTTGTTAAAAATTGTTTTGAGGAATTTATATATATATCAGTACCGATTTTTTTCTTAATTCGGTTTTCTGTTACACGAATATAAATACGGTAAAGGCCATGCCGATTTGGGCGGCTATCGCATTCAGGGTTGAAAGTCATTATATTTTAATTGTTAATTTACAGGAACAAATGTAGGTATTTTACAGGAACAAATTTTATATATATTTTAATCTATTTGTATTTATTTCTAACAAATACGTTGTTTAGTAGGTAAAATGTACAAATAAAAGCAAATGAAGTTTTTAAAAAACCTTTTAGTTTTCTCTTCTTCGTCACAAATAATGAAATGTAACAGTTTTGTAAATGCTTATAGATCAATGATTTATAAGCATTTTTTTTGTTATTTAGTATTATATTAGCATATTTACAGGAACAATACAGGAACAATAATGCGGTATTTTTTTGTTTTTAAAATAAACCAGCAAATATTTATAAATGAAGGTTGATAGACTTAACAAAAAATTATCAACTCATAATTTTAAAAATAGAGCTAATGATAATCGTGAGACATACAACTCAAAAAAATGGAATCATATTCGCCGCATTGGTTTACAACAACAGCCGTTTTGTGTTGAATGTCTTAAAGAAAATAAACCATTGCATGAGTGTATTGGCAATACTCGTGATCATATTACACCAATTAATGAGGGTGGTGCAGTATGGGAGTTGAGTAATCATCAAACATTATGCAGTCGTCATCACAATATCAAATCAGCACGAGAGAGCAGGAAGGGGGGGGCGGGGTAAATCCTTGAACAGTATAACAAGAATACC